AATCTATACACTCTAGCTTATATGTTTGGTTACCGACCAAAGGTAACATCAGCAGCTATCGTTGATTTAGACGTATATCAACAACTACCAGCTTCTGGTGCTAACTATGCCCCTGATTTTAATTATGCAATGATTGTTTCAGATGGGCTACAAGTAAAATCAAATATTAACGGTTCAAACTACTTTTATACTCCAAATATAGTTAACTTCAACATATCATCCTCAATAAATCCAACCGACGTTTCTGTTTATACAACAGTAGGAGGTAATCCAAATACCTACCTATTACATAAAAAAACTCAAGCAATATCAGGCCAGGTAAAAACCACAACCCTTACTTTTGGAGCTGCTCAACGATTTCCTATTCAAACTATCCAAGATACTAACATAATTGAAATTTTAAATGTAGTCGATAGTAACGGAAACACTTGGTATGAGGTACCTTATTTAGCTCAAAATTACATTTTAAAATCCGTACAAAATACGGCTGCTAATTACCCTCAACTGTATCAACAAGCTAATCAAGTTCCTTATATTATAGAAAGACAGTACGTAAATAATAGATTTGTTTCTAGGTTTACTACCAACTCTACCTTGGAATTGGAATTTGGAGCAGGTGTACAGGCAGTATCAGGAACACTTCCTAATCCTTTTAATGTAGGTATTGGAACTGCGAATGGACTTAATTTACTAAATACGGCTTTTGATCCTACTAACTTTGTTGTTAATAATTCATACGGAGTAGCACCTGTAAACACTACTTTGACAGTTACTTATTTAGTTGGTGGTGGAGCTACAGCAAATGTGAATACAAACGAATTAACACAGATTGTATCAAGTAATGTAACCTTTCCTAATCCAACTAACCCAACGCTACAGAATACAATTCAAAGCACCCTAGCAGTCAACAATACTACACCAGCAGTTGGTGGTGGTGATGGAGATACTGCAGATGGTATTAGATTAAACACTTTAGCTGCCTTTCCTTCTCAAATGAGAGCTGTAACACAGCAAGATTATCTTGGAACAGTATTGGGCATGCCTTCTAAGTTTGGTCAAGTTGCAAAAGCATATGTTACCAAAGATAATGCTATATTTGCACAATATGTAGCTGGTGAACCAGGTGAAAATAATCCTTTAGCTACTTCAATCTATCTATTAACTTATAATACTGATGGATCTTTCACAGTACCTGGAACAGCTTTAGTACAAAACATTCAAACTTATTTGAATGATTATAGGATGTTAACTGATACTATCTTACTGAAGCCTGCTTATATTATTAATATACAAGTGAGTTTTAATATTATAACATTACCTAATTATACTCCTAGAGCTGTTTTAGCTTCTTGTATAACTACTTTACAAGTTTATTTTTCTAGGCAAAACTGGCAAATCAATCAACCCATCATACTATCAGACATATACTCAACTTTAGATCAAGTAGCAGGTGTGCAAACAGTACAGTCAGTTACCATAACAAACATAGCTGGCACCTCAGCAGGTTATTCACCTTATAGTTACGATATTTCGGCAGCAACATTAAATAACGTTATTTATCCTTCTTTAGATCCTAGCATTTTCGAAGTTAAATACCCTAATACAGATATTCAAGGACGTGTAGTAACAATGTAACAATATGGCAGTATATAATATTTTTGCATCAGCAGATGCTTCGCTTTATTCTCTTTACCCTACACAAAATACGGGTAGAGATCCTATATTAGAAGTAGCAGTGAGAAATTCTCAAGTTGGTGTAGGATTTCTTGGACGAGTTCCGTTAACTCAAAATCCATACTATAGCTACGAATTATCTCAAAATGCTGATTATAGTGATACACAGTTCTTTTTTCCTACGACAGATATAAGAAGGTCTATACTGCAATTTTCACAAGCTGATGTATCAACTTTATACACTTTTGCAAGTCAATCTGTAAGTGGAGCATGGTCTGCAAGCTTGCAATTATTTTTAGCTGATGCTTCAAATCTGAACACAACATATTCTTTAGAAGCTCATGCTGTAACTGAATCTTGGTCAATGGGTACAGGAATGTATATGAATACTCCACCAGTAACAAACGGTGTTAGTTGGATATACACAGGACCTTCGGGTAGCTCAACAGCCTGGACTAATCCTGGTGGTGATTATAGTACTAGCTTAAGCAGTAGTCAATATTTTGATTATATGGCTAGTAAAGATGTTAATATGGACATTACTAATATTGTAAATGCTTGGTTTAGCGGATCAACAAATGGCAATTATAGTGTACTGGTAAAACATCCTAATAGCATAGAGCAAAATTCTGGATCTTTTGTACAGTTGAAGTATTTTTCCGTAGACACACATACAATATACCCCCCTACAATCCAGTTTAAGTGGAAAGATGCTTATTACTATCCTGCAGCAAACCCTAGCTACGTGCTAGATGATGAAATCACCATAACTCTCATGAATAATCCTGGCCAATTTAAACAAGGTCAAGTTTATAAAATGAGAACCTCAGTGAGAGAAACCTACCCTGCAAGACAGTTCACAACTCAATCAGTTTATTTAAATGCATTATACCTATCAGAACAAACCTGCTGGGCTTTGCAGGATGTAAAAACAGAAGAAATGATAGTTGATTTTGATCCTGTTTATACAGCTTTAAGTGCTGATAGTATAAGTAATTATTTTACTTTATATACAAGCGGGTTGGAAGTTAATAGATATTATCGTATATTAATAAAGACAAACATATATTCTACCACCTACGGTCCACTATCAACCTACAACAACCAACAATCAATATACAATGCTCTGTCTCTATATGGACCAACTAACTTAGCACTACTACCTGCAGAAACAGTAATTTATAGTGGTGAAAATTTAGTATTTAAAATAGTAGAATAAGATGTCACAGCAAAAAATTAATCTAGTAAAAGAAGTATATGGACGTAACACTTATACAAGGGTTATAGACGCCTCATTCACTGAGTTATATACGCCAGTTACAGCATCTGTTACTGCACCGTCAATAACTGTTGAGCAATTTTTTGACGCTTATAATAATTTATTTTTTCAAATTCCTGCTATGGGACAAGTTAATTCACACCAGTATTTAGTAGAAAGAAGTACTGCTTATTTAGGTGGGGGTGTACTATCAGCAAATGAGCAAGCTTATATTGCTGAAATTAACTCTCTAAGGGAACAATTATTACAAGTTAATCAAAATTATTTAAATCTAACTAATTTAGTGTAATGGATATAGTAGATGTATCATATATTGGTTCTAATGACGATTATCAATCGTATAATGCATCAGACTTAGCATTAATAAACAAGGTTACCATTAATGCTAATTATGGTGGAGCAAATGATTATATTGAATATTTTATAAAAGATCAAAGTGGTATTGTATTAAGTTCAAACTACTATGGTACTCAATATAATATTGGAAGTGTTGTAAATTCTACCAACGGTCAAACATCTCAATTATTTTTAGATCCTGAAACAGATGCTAGAAATGCAGGATATGATAGGGGTATTGTAGATGTCAAATATAATTTTTTTACAAAACAATTACTTTCCGGACCTGATCCTTCTATAAATTTTTGGATTAAACAAATATCTTCTACAAGAACTGAAATTCAAGTTGCAAGACAAGACCTTTCCAACACGGAATTAGCTAATACATTTAATAATTTTAATAATGTACTGGCAGGTGATGCATACTATCCAGATTTTTATTTAAATTTTGGAAATGATGTACAGCTTATAGCTATTAATGCTGTTTATATTGAAGACGTTAATGGCAATGGAACAATTATATTTAAGTTATATGAACCACTACCTTCTCAATTTGATTTAAAATCAACTTTTTGGGTTGTAACTGCCATAGCAGATTCTGCTGAATTTAATGTTTCCATAAATGCCATTCCTGAAACTGTATCAGACAGTCAACGAATTAAAGGTCCTAATTACAAAGTGACAGTAAAGGATAGAATTGGACATACCACACCTTATTATAACTACACAAATTTAATATTAACAGCTCTAACATCTTCGTATCAACAAGTACAATCGATGATGCAAGAACAGGGATTAAGTATTAATGTTGATTATAGCAGCTTTGATAACTTTATACATTTTTCTTCTATAACAAACAGGTTGTATAATTTTACATATAAACAGCAGCTAATTGAATCAGCATCAGCAGGAATAGCAGCCGGACAAACAACTACAGCTGCTCTATTATTACAGCAGCAAATAAATACAATTATAGCAAATTATGATGGGTATGAATATTATTTAACTTTTTCATCTGCATCAACTGCGTGGCCTAAGCAAAATAATACACCACCTTATATTCAATATTCTGTCACATCCTCCCAAGTTACTAATTGGCTAGGTAGTTTAAGTACTACTCCTAACGGTCCCGCTACTATGAGCATGTACTGGTCCTCTTCCTACTATGATGATCAGAACAAAGACTTGTTAATACATGCTACTCCTTCTTACATTAGAGATGATAGTAATAATACACCTTATTTAACGTTCTTGAATATGATTGGCCAAATGTTTGATAATATTTGGATTTATCTAAAGGATGTTACAACTCACTATGCTGCTAATAACAGTCCTTTTGTCGGGGTATCAATGGATATAGTAGCTGATGCTTTAAGGAGCATGGGGATACAGCTTTATACCAATACGAGTATTTCTGATAACCTTTATTATTCCTTGTTAGGTGTAAATCAAACAGGATCTTCTTTACCAGTTACTTCCAGCCTATATTCAACAATAGTGTATGCAAGCAGTAGTTTTTATCCCCTTGCTGGGCAACCTTATTTATCTGCTTCTTTATTACTACCACCTTTTGGTAATGAAAAAATTAACAGATACGTTACTACTTTCGTAACAGGTTCACCAAATGTTACTCAAAGTTTTCAAACTCTACCAAACGATCAGATAACAGGTGAAATCTATAAACGTATTTATCATAACCTACCCTACTTACTTAAATCCAGAGGTACACACAGAGGCTTACAGGCCTTAGTTACAGCTTATGGTATCCCTCCAGATATTTTAAGTGTAAACGAGTATGGTGGTTATAACATTTATACAACTCCTGGTATTCAAGAAATAGCTACAGCAGGTATGATTATTACTGGCAGCTTTCAACAAGTATCAGCTAGTTTATTATCCCCTAATGTAACTTTACAGTATTATAACAATAACCTACAAAGAACATCTATCGATGTTGAAGTAGCATTCTCACCAGCCGATTCTATTAATGCCAACATCACTTCATCAGGATTAATAACCTCATCAACTCAGCCTGGATATTTCAATATTATGCAATATATTGGAGATCCTGCTTTACAATATTCAAGTTCTTATGTTCCATTAGTTACGTTAGGCAATGCTTATTTCAATGCTAATTATACAACTGGATACGATGTTTGGGATTTTATTAGACTGATAAAATATTACAACAACTCTTTGTTTAAGATGTTGAGAGATTTCGTACCTGCTAGAGCTAGTGCTGATACAGGTATTGTTATTAAATCTCACATGCTGGAGAGAAACAAATATTCAAGACACGAACCTACCTATACTACAAGTTCTTACGATGCTGAATACATACTAGTAACTGTCACAGGTTCTAACGGTGGATCTGTGAGTGGATCAACAGCCTATATAGCTAGTATTCCTATTCAATATAACGGAACAGCTTCTATGTATTTCACACAGTCTCTAGGTACTGTATTTGTAAGCTCTTCTAACAACATCCAGCAGTATACAGGAGAGTTTAGTGGAAGCTATATAAAAGCTGATAAGAGTTATTTTAATCAAAAAGACGTATCAAATTACTATTTTCCTTGGACATCCTCCGTAGCACCTTCCTTGAATGGTGGACAGAATGTTATGTTTTTGACTTACTCTCTGAGTCCCCTATTTGAAAATGTATTTAGTCCTGTAAGATCTCAAAGATTTCTAGAGTTAGATTATAATAGTAATCAAATAGCACCTGTAAATTATGGGTTAGTAACTCAATCATTATCACAAAGTGCTATCATAGGTAATCTATCACAGAGCCTTCAACCTTACTCTCAATATTCCTACGTTCAAGATTTTAACTACCACTCTAATCCATCAGTAAAACTTAAATATAGTGGATCAAAACTATCAGGATTATACTATAATATTTTTACTGCTGGTGATACTTCGTTTAATAGTGAACCAGTGATTAATTGGTATAGTAGTAAACTAGGATACTTTACACAACTACAAACCAGCTCATTTATTCCAGGAGTTGTTAATGCAACTCTAGCTTATTTAGCTGATGTATCAGGTGGTTTATATGAATTAAATCAGAATAATAAGAATTGGATAGATATTCAAAATACTTTTAAAGCCGGTACTACCCTAACTGTAAAACAATTTAATAACAGACAGTTTAGTAACCAAGTATCAACTGATGGAGTAAAAACAATATACAACAGTGGATACAACTACACTCCTCAACTATACTTTTTATCTGGGTCAGATATCAACATATGGTTTCAGTACTTAGGCACCAACACAGGATTGGGTAGTGGATTCACTGCGATAAACGGAGGAAACAGTGGAACAAATTACTATATTGGAAACTCCACACTATCACCCTGGTATCCAGTAACCCCATCTGCAGCGACCGGACCTATATATAATTTATTTGATTTAGTAACAACTGGAATATCCACTGGAGTAGGAACTGTAGGATATACTGCAGGTAGTAGTGCATCTACTCGTTATCCAACTTATCAAACACCTGCTATAGCACAGTTGATGAGTTTTAATGCGGCTTTTGCTATAAACGTAGCTCTTACAACCTCAGGTAAGGTAGCTACCTATAATTTAAATATCCGTAGTAATGGGACTGTAATAGCTACTCAACAACAAACTTTTACGTCCACAGCAGGAACGGCAATTCCTGCTAACATGGTTGCAACTCAAGGCACAAGTGGTATTATCTTAGGATCTGCTATTGCAGGCTCATCTATAACATTACCGGGTCCTTTTAACATTACTTTTTATACAACAAACGCCACGTTAGTTTACTATGGTCAGTATATAATACAGTATGACTCACCTGTTTCTTACGGAACTATATCCATACCAAGTGGTCAAACTGTTGTACTGTCGTTATACCAACCCTACACCAGTGGTACTCCGGTAGGAGCACCAGTATACGGTATTACTTCAGATAGTACAGGACTACTAACTTCTTATTTGGCTAGTAATAATAAATGGCTGAGTAGCTATACACCAGGCTCAACCACAACCGGTCAATTATCAAGCATTTTAAATTTTAATCTCACTACTCCTGCTCAAACCTTTCCTGCCTCTAGCGTAATTACTTTTGAACTAACTCAAAGTCAAATGACCGATCCAGGTTACATAGCTAGCGTATCTCCAGGAACTTTATCAGGAAATATAATAAGTAGTCAAGGATCTTATCCATACGCTACAGCAAGTTTAGACACTTCCCCAAATGGTGGTTGGTACATAGATGCTATAACAAACACAGGTAGTTTTAGTGTTATAACATTTGATGCTAATGTATCACAATTTTATCAATACCAACAGGTACCCTATTTTATATCAGGAGGTATAGCATATTCCAGCAGTTTATACAACTCCCCAGTAGGGTCCGGGTCGTATGGAAATATCAACTATCCGTTTAATCCACTGCTAGGGGATAAAATTATAATGAAAGATTTAACAGGTCTTACTCAAAATTTAGATATTATAAGTGCGTCGTTGTCAGGTAGCAAATTGCAAGTTTTAGTTACTCCACAAGTATATTCAAATTGGGAAGCAAACGTAAGTGGCTCAATATATC